GTGCAAGTGTATCCGTCTAGATCCTTGCTGCGATAACTGCAACTTGCAGTAGGTGCTATAGCGAACGCACGCACCATTTTATGAGAGTGAGCTACTTGTGTAGCCATGTTGATACCATGTCTGATGTTATCAGCTAAGATCCATGCAGGTGTATGTTTTACTTTACCTGAATTGACCTGTTCTAAAGCTTCTCCAAACTCAGCGTAGGTTATCTTGTATCTTCTTAGTAAGTTGGCTAGTCCTAAGACACCAAGACCAACTTGTCTGTCCTGTTTAGGGTTTAAGTATTCCCCAGACTGGGCAACCCCTGTTCTTGCATGGAGACTGCACAATTCTGACATACCGTTAAAGTAAGCAGTGGCGATATCTTCAATGTTACATGCTCCGAGGTTGACGTGTTCCAAAAGGCAGGTTCCACGTGAGAACAGCCTAACTTCAAGACAGACGTTTCCGTAGATTCTGTTTCCGTCATTGTCATATGCTATTTTGGTAAGCCAAATGTCTCCACTTTTGATCCCGTAGAGGATAGCGGATTTAGTTTCTTCAGTTGCTGCTCTCCACTTTTCTTCATCAAGGTTGACGCACCTTTTGATCCAAGGGAGTTCAGATCTGGGAGTTTGCACGAACTCAATAATATCGGGGTGATCAATATCAAGGTGAGCGACAACAGCCCCGTTCTTGTAAATCCCGCCTCTTCTAAGTGTTTCATTTAAAGTTGAGTAAATTTTTGCGAATGATACTGGACCAGAGGCGGTTAACCCCTTTCCATTTTCAGAGCCTCTAGCTCTTATGTTGCTTAGGTGTACTGCACACCCAGCACCGAAGCGTAAGGCATGAGAAACAAATCTCCAGCTCGCTTCGATACCGTCCTTACCCTCCATGGAGTCTTGGACTACGAATACTGTGCAGCTTACTGGAAGTCGTGATTCTGGGTTATCCAACCATGATTGGACCCGACCAGTGCGGGAGATAAGTTCTGCGGTCATTAGACTAAATCAGTTAAAGTTGGTGGTTGATAGTTTGGTCCTTTTAATACTTTGCCGTCATCTCGATATATGGGTCTACCATCTTCACCAAGTTTCGACATATTGCTTTTGTGTACTCTATCTAAAGCCTCATCAAGAGACCAATTCATATTTTCAGCGTATTGGTAGCATACATATACTAGATCAGCTAGTTCTTTTAATGCTTCTGCAGGGAAGACTGGGTTGTTACGGAATAACATACCTTCAGCTTCTAGGAATTCTTTAAACTCCTCAACGATCAAATTCTTTTGCTTGGTTCTGGAGAGTAGTGTCGGGCTGTTCTGTATTCCGTAGCGTGATCGGAATTCCTTCGCCTGATCTGATAGAAATGTCTTCTGCATGGTGGAGTTCGTTTTCTAAATAGTGGATTGCTTTTTCTAGATCTTGTATCTTGCTATCCTTGTACCCTGCTCTGCAGATATACTTGATAGCATTACCTAGGTGGAAGTTGAGTTCTTGTTGTCGTATAAAATCCCAAACATCAATGGTTCCACGCTGGTAGTAGCTTGGTCCTTTGGCCATTTTGCGAGTAGATTGGTTACACAGTTTGATAACACATAGCACTGCTCTTGCAATGCCATGAGTAATGTTATTATATCTTCTTTCTTTGTTTCAGGTTTCTTTAATGCATCATGTATCTGCCTTAGCTTGAAGTCCTGTTCCAGCGTCAATTCTGTAATCGGCGGTGGGGGTCCAGAGTTTGGGTTCTTTCTTGTCGAAGTCATAGTCATCTACTGTAAGGATACGTGCCAGTCTAGCATTCATTAATGCCGTCTCTTCATCCAACCCTTTATCTTTGAAGGCTTTAACTACTGTTGTCCAACTATAGCCGTGCTCTTCAAATAAAGCTGTTGCTCGTTTAACTCCCAAACCCGGTACTCCACTGTATCCATCAGTGTTGTCTCCAGCGATTGACTGTATTAAATGCCATCTTGGACCATCGACCTCATTGATGAGAGTGATGTCTTCCATGTCATATAATTTTCCCGGTATTTGTCTCATGTCCTTATCAGGTGAGCAAATAATATTTCCGGGGTACTTGGTGGCGTAAACACCCATGCTATCATCTGCTTCAAGTGTTGGTAGGATAATTACTTCATACCTTTCCTTCAATGTGTTGATAACACGTTTATAGCCGCATGGCTTCTTACGATTACGGTGACCTTTGTAGGACTTCTCTATTTCCTTGCGGAAATTTTTAGAGTCAGAGAAGAATAATACAATCTCAGGTACGTCCCAGAGGAACTTGTTCTTGATCTTGTTTATCTCTCGTACAGTAGCGTTTAATGCATCTGTGAACCTGCTAGTAACTACAATTACGTCATCACCGAAATCTATTTCTGTCTCTGCTGCTGCTGTTGCCTTATAGACAATAAAGTCAGCATCAATAAATAGTTTCATAGGTGGTTAATGGACTTCTGCCCAATTCTTTCCTGACTTTGCTTCCGCTGCTATTGGAAGCCTCAGGTTATAATATTCACCAGCTTGTACAGCAGTTAATTCAAGTAAGAACTTTAAATCATTTACTGATGCTGGTATAGTCTCATACTGTAATTCATCATGTATGAAACCAAGTTGATGAGAGTGACTATCTAACTGTTCGTCAGCTAGTACCATCCATCTTTTGGCGATGATCGCCGCCGAGCCTTGGAGGAGGTAGTTGAGAGCGACGTGCCCTTTGTCAACGCTGATATTACGACCGTCGAGTCCACGGACATAACCTCTTTCCGCAGCCCGTTTAACAGCTTGAAGCAAATCGGAAAGACCCGGAATGGCGTCAACAAACGCTTTGCGTATTTCTTTACCCTTTCTTTTTGCTTTATCTTCCCCAAGGCTACCATCGAAGGATGTGCCGATCTTTTGATCTCCCGCTCCATATAAAAATGCGTAGGTAACTGTTTTAACTTGTCTTCGACTAATGCCAATTTTATCAGCATTTTCTTGGTGGATGTCCCCGTTAAGTAGGATATCTGCGTACCTACCGCCGTCGTAACGTGCGAGATAATGAGCGAGCATCCTAAGCTCAATGCCCGAAAGATCAGCACCGACCATAACCAAATCTGGTGAAGCTGTGAACAAACGTCTAAATCTTTCATCGCTTGGCACTTGACTTAAGTTGGGATTTCGGTGGCTTGCTCGGTGAGTAGCACACCCGACTGAGCAGTGGTGATGTATACG